GCAGTAGTGTTTACAATGTTAAAGTGAGAACCATCATTATAAATAGAAGTATCGTCACCATTTCCTAAACGTAAAACTCTTCCGTCATTTAACCCAATATCATTATTGAAGTTAGCACGACCACCTTCTGACATATCAAGGGTGAGGGCAGTAATAGTTAAACCGTTATCGTCACCAGTAAATGTGATGTCTTTATCTTGTACATGAGCAAAGATATTTAAATTGCTACTGCTATTATTAAATCCACCGATTGTTGTTCCAGCATCTTTAAATATAACTTGTGCGTCATCAGCATCAAGTATAATATCTCCTGCAACGTCTAGTGTTAAGTCACCAGTAGCCGCTATACCGCCCAGGGTGTATGTACCCGAAGTATCTATTTCAGTTGGGCCAACTTTACTATCAGCAATTAGATTGGCGAGATCTCTGGTTTTGGTCATCTATGCCTCCAGTGCTGTGATGCGAGCCTCAAGCTCTTGTATTGTTTTTACGAGAAGTGGGACTAGTTTAGACTGATCTATGCCTTGATAGTCAGGGTTTCCATCTCCATCTACTGCATCTTTAGTTCCTGTGATTGCTTCTGGTACTACGCTTGAAACTTCGTGAGCAAGGAAACCATCGACAAGTGTGTTTGTATCATCAGCTATAAAGTTAAATCGTGCTGGCTTGAGTTGCTTTAAACGAGTTGTTGCGTCCCAACTATAGTCCACGTTTTCCTTTAATCGGTAATCGGAAGATGTTGCATAAACCGTCGAGGAACTACTTCTAGTAATAGATCCAACCGCTGTGTTACTGCTATTTTGAAAAATAATGTAATTACCATTACCTTCAATATCTCTATACACACTAGCAACTTTACCTGATTGTGTACAAAACGAAGTAACGCTTCCAAAATCATTACCAGTCCCAAAAGAAATACCACCAGAAACATGAATACGCATACGTTCTGTACCACCAGTACTACTTCCTTGGTATAAAGACATATTAGCGGTTAAGCCTGTTGCAAAGGTCAATGCCCCTGCAGAAGCAACATTAAGATTTCCGTTATCGTTACCTATCCCTGCGTTACCTCCATTACCTCCTGCATCCCCTGCATCAACTAGTCTTATCGCAACCGCATCATTATTTTGGAAAATTGCACAGTCATAACCATTTCCAGCTATATTTGACCCACCCATCGAAACGTGCAAAAGTCTTTGGGGATCTGTATTTTTAATACCCACGTTGCCATCTTTAAGTATCATATAACGATTAGCATCTGAACCATCGCCAATTGCACCGTATGTAGTATTAGATGATAATATAAGTTTTTCATCGCTTCCACATTCTAATCGTAACATGGGTCGATTACTACTTCCTGATGAAATCTTAATGCCGCTATCAGCACCTACGACTTCTAAAGGATTATCTGGACTTGAAGTTCCAATTCCCACTCGGCCTGATGAGTCTATTACTAATCTATCAGCAGATGCTTCAACATCTCGAATAGTTAGACCACCATTTGTTACTCCAGTTATACCTTGATATATTTCAAAAGTGTCTGCATTTGATGCCGTCCCTGACAATCTTATTTTAGCATGACCTGCTGGGTCGTGTACGTGTAGCTCTGCTTGTGGCGCGGATATGCCAATTCCCACATTACCAGCCGCTGATATATTTAGTTTAGAGTCAGCTATTCCAGCGCTAACATCACTATTAACTCCATTGACACAAAAGTGTAACGAACCAGTTCCTCTAGTGCCAGGGTCATCTCTTTTGAAGATAATAGCACCCTTCATTCGAGAGTCTAAATTCTGAGAGTCTGTCTTAAACATTAAGGATGCAAGACTACCAACTGTGTCAGTGTCAGCGTGGATTAACATCTCTGAATTACCACTGCTTACCACATCTAACTGGGTAAATGGTGCTAAAGTAGTCCCAATTGCCACTTTGCCACCTTTAAAAGTAGCTTGCACACTACCACCAGCATAAATTTGGGTAGCGTTTAGAGTTGAACTTCCAGTACTGCCTAGTCGTGCAGCATAACCACCATCAAAAGAATCGTACCCAACAACAGGGTGTCCAGCAACTTGCATTCCAGCTCCAACGTATACTGTGCCAGACAGATGGAGGTCTTTCCAACGCACGTTTGAGGCACCTAAGTTTACGTCTGCATCGTTAAAAGCACCAGCGTTTGTTGCTGGCAACAGAGCATCAGTAATTTTTATGCCCTTGCCAGATGTGCCGTGAGAACCGATGTAAGGGTATGTGCCATTAGCACCTATAGTACCTACTTCAGCACCACCTTTTTTAAGTGAAACAATTGCGCCATCTGATGTATTGCGATTAAATACTGCTCCAACGTTACTTGCCGCAGACCCTACTACAATCCCAGATGCTCTGAGTTCGACACCTACAACCGCATCATTTAATGCAGTCTTACCCACCAAAACATTGCCTGCCGAGTCCAGTCTAGCACGTTCAGAAATGCTAGTTTGTGAAGTACCGTTGTTTACATAAAAAAGTAAATCTCCATTCCACCCTGAACCATTTCTTATGCCAGCAATTTGACCAAGATTCCAAGCTGGATATGAATCATCATATTGACCAAAAGAAAGTGCACCACCAGCATTTGAAGAACCACTACTATTGTAAGTTCCAGAGGTTGTTATCTTTGCAACTGGCATAACTGTGTTTGCTGTCTGTGCTACTTTTGCTGTTAATGTGCCAGTTACATCGATACCACCAGAAGCTGTAGCTAGTTTAGTAGTTCCGTTGTGCATCAAGGAAACAACGCCGCCTATAGCGGTAAGATAGTTTGTACTTTGGTTAGCTTTTCTAAGAACTATACTGTCGCCTTGGATATAACTGTACCCACTGCCAGAACTTTCTGTGTAAATGTGCATTTCATCTGAGCTACCAAAACGAGCTTTTGCGTCGTCAGTAAAGTCTAAATGGCCTGTAAAATCATCCCCAGACACATTCACGTAACGTGATTCAGCTTCTGTACGCTGGTAGCCGTCTACTTGTACAACTACTGGGCGTGATCCTAAATAACCTGCCATTATACGTCTTGCTCCAATACTGATAAGACAACGTCCACCGAAGCGGCTGTGTCAGATTGAACTTTGATTGTATCTGCAGCTTCTGCAATTATCTTCCCATCAAGCACCGAAAATGCAGTGTTTGCAGGAATTGGGACTCCTTTTACAAGGAATATACTTCCGAGTGTAACATCAACTGCTATTTGAGAAGCTGTGACATTTGCTATATTCATCCCTATTATAACTGCTGTTTTATTACTTCCTACCGTATAGACAGTGGAAAGAGATGTCCCACCCCCGTCGGTAGTATAATTTTTAAATACATTTGCCATGAACTACCCCAATGCTATTGATAAGGCGAGAGCTGTTCCAGCCTCGTCTACGTTTAAATTTGTTCGGGCGTTCGCCGCTGTCGATGCACCAGTACCACCGTTAGCAACCGCCAAGTCTGTACCACTCCAGTTTGAATTACTTACATTCGCTACTGTAGCTAATGCGGCTAAACCAAGTGTTGTCCTAGCTGCTGAAGCATCTGCGTCGTCAATCAAAGAAGCCCCAAACGTGGAAATTGCGCTTGTCTCGACCTTGTCCGTATTAAGGTTAGTAAAATTCGCATCAACTTCAGTGTTGGTTAGGGGCGAACCTTTGCCAGATCTTGATACTATTGTAGCCATGATTTACCCCCTAACACTTAGCTTGCTGACAATGTTATTGTCCAAGTAACGGACATTGTGTCATCAGCGGCTTTATTAACAACACTAAACACGGTTCTGCAGAGCATGTCACCCGATGTAGAAGCATTAAATATACCTGCTTCAGTAACTGCTCCTGTAGCGTCTCCAGCCTCAAACGCAGAAACATAAACAATTTTTTCGTTGTTACTTCCTGCAATTGTCGTACTGTCGAGAGCTTCACGAGCTCCTAACAACGTTACTAGATCTGTTTGGGCCGCAGCGGCTGCTGTTGTACCAGAACCTAACCCCATATGAGACATGACACCTTTACTAGCATCTTTCATACGGGACGCAATATACTCTAAGCCTTTGTTAACTACGAGATTTTTAACTTCTCGCGTGTCTTTAATGTTCCCGGCCTTGTCCTTCAGGACTATACTAAGCTGACCGGAGAGCTTTAAATTTTCGTTAATCATAACGATCTCCTAAAAGGTTCGGGAAGCACCGACATAGTCTTCCTGAAAATATGTAAAATCAGAGTAACCCTGATTCCTTAAAGACCCCGCGTCGGTTATCGAGGTCGTCTCTGATGGTCGTTTTCCAAAATTTAAAACGTCTTCATCGGTAACTCCAAAAGCATCTGCATGCGCTCTATTAAACGTTGTTGCTAAAAACAATACGTCTGTTAGTGAAGCAATATTTGTTGTTACTTTAGCAAACTGTAGTTCTTGGTCGTCTTGTGTTGATGCCGACCCATCAATATCATCTGTTGAATCGACAATGTCCGTTAAAAGTTTTGTAAAAGATCGAGAAGTTATTTCATCTGTTGCAACAGGAGCGTCACTTGGATTTTTTCCAAACGGAAGAAAATTTAACTCGTCAGCTGCCGAAGGTACTTCTGACAAAATTTTATTTATAGCTAGTAAAGCTGCATCTTCGCTAATTCCTGTACTATCTGAAAATCCTGTTGAAAACGATTTAGCGACTGGGTCAGTAATAAACGCTGTATCAGAAACAGGCCGAGAAAAACTTTTAACAATTTGGTCAGCGTCTGCTATATTTACTGTTTCAGAAAGTGTTTTATTAAAAGCAAGCGTTGCTTGTTCAGCTGCTGCTGGATTATCGGTAAGTGTTTTGAAAAAAGATAATACTGCACCATCATTTGAACCGACACCATCTTTAATAGTAAAATTATCAATAAACTCGGCAAACAAAACAAAGTTTCCAGCTTCGGCTGTTACTTTAATACTTTGATACTCCGCAGCAGACATAGTTGTACGAAGTTGCTTAAATGCAACTTTAAGAGCGTTAACAAAGACTGCGGATTTAAGCTTCATGCAAAATCCTCTCGTATTCTAAACTTAAGAATGTCGTATATTGTTTCTCGTAAACCTGTTGCGCGAACAATTTCTATTTCGCCTTCGTAAGTGCCAGGATCTTGATTAAGATCAGTTGTTTGCCACTGTATAACTCCAATACCTGTATCAGCTGTATCTGGATTAACGTAAACAGCGCGAGAAAACAGAACAGTAGATTCTCCTGCAGCCCTAAAGTGTAACGTAACAGTTGCTCCAGTTAAATCTGTAGCAGTGTTTGTGTCTTCGTCTACAAAAGTTAACTTAATTTGCGGGCCAGTATCACCTTGGACATAATTAAATGAAGTACTCATTAGTATGCTCCTACTTTAGCGCCAGTAAAATTCGGTCCGCGAACACGCATTCCAACACGTCTATAATCTCGTGTTTTAGCTGCATCAGCTTCCCTCAAGAACTTTTGGTTATAATATACAGATAACTCAGGATTACTCCATTCTTTATTTGGAACAGATGTAAGTTGGGAGATCGCACCATAAGCAATGCAACGTCCGTGGGATTCAAAAATCCAATCTTCAATACCTGTAGCGGTAAGTTTTGTTTTTAAAACTCCTGAACCTGTAAATTCATATTTAGCATCAGGGGTAGGATAAAATTTTATAGAAGCATCTTGATAAATTGAATAGTATTTAGGACAAGCTTTTGTAGATACCGCCGTAGATTTTAAATGTCGGTCAGAGATACGTGGTATAACACGTCCATCTAATACAATTTCGTACACATTTTCTAACACGGCTTCGCTAGACGGTAGAAAAATAGCGTAATCAGCAACATTTTTTACCGCAAAATCTTTTTCGATGTCAAAACGCCATACTTCGCTACGTTCAAAAAACTTTGCAGCAGCTTCTTGTAAGTGAGCTTCCATTACAATTTCAGGGCAACCAGAAACATAAGGCTGTAGGTAAGGGTAAAATTTATCCCATAAAACAGTTGCCATTATGTCACCACACTCCCTGGCGTTGGCGTAACAGCCGCATCCACTTGAGTTTTTGTTCCAATAGCAGCGTTAAATGCTTGGTAAGAAGCTACAGCACGAGCTTCGTTTGCCCCATATTCTGCGTCTTTTGAATAAGCTCGGTACAAAATCCAATCTGTAATGGGGCTTAAGTAAATATCGTCTAGTAAAATAACTTCATTATCATTATTTGCTGGGTCAAGTTCAGCTTCTGTCATTGTATGAGCTCCAGGCGCGTCTGCATACACAACTTCTAACTGCGCTACAGCTGTAGCAGGAGGATAAACATAAAATTGTTTTGGCGATCTGGGGTCATAAGTATAATGTTGAATATTATCTGTTTGCGTTTCAGCGTGCCAACCAGGTCTTTGGTCATCTAAAACACTTCGGTTAACGACACGAACTACTTTTTTATTAGACCCCGTTTTAACATTTCGTGTAACATCTAACAAACGTAACGCAGACGGAAATCCTCCAGCAGAAGCCGTTAGAGTTTGTTTAGTTCCAGCAGCGCAAGTAAATGTTGCGCACTTAGCATTTGCATCAGGGCGTAATAGTACAATACTAAGGTAACATTCGTTTAACCATCTTTGTAATTCAAGGCGAGGCCAACGGACATTTGTGTCCTGCAGGATAGACTCAACGCGTGAAATTACATCTATAACTTTAATCGTCGCCATTTTCCCAAGCCTCATTTATGTTAGGCGTGCTGGGGTCGTCTGCTTTTAGAGTTCCATCATCATTACGCGCACGCTTTCGTTTTGTGGATGCAGGTTTAGCTTTAGGCTTTGCTGTAGAACTTTTGTTAGCAGCTGCAAGCTCTTTGCCTTTTTCGTTTAGTTGAAACTCATTCCCAATAATTCCACCAATTTCAATTGGCTCGTCATTAATTCGAACAACCGCTTTATTGCTGACAATTTCACCATCAAGCTTTTCTAGTAGTTGGTATATATCCATTGCAAATCTCCAGTAAGAGAGGGGGCTATTACACCCCCTCAGGTTTGTTAACTTGCTGAACCTACTATTGCAGTACAGAGAGCTTCATTTTTAACAACTTTTCTCCCGTACACCGCTAAGCCTCTAACTATGTCTCCAAAGTCAGTTTGGTTACGTAGGGGTTCGGTTTTACTAATTTGCGAAGCAAACGCACAAGCATCAGAAGTACCAGCTACCATCATACGTCTGGCTTTGGCATTAGAAACTGTTGCGCCACTTGATGTTGCTGACAAACCAGGAACAAGAGCTTTAGCTGCTTGGCCTTTTGGAAGTAAGTTAGATACATAAACAGTAAACCTATCTAACATTCCGATTTTGCCAGTACGAACGGTACTTGCTGCATCTCCAGTGAAGTACGCTTGAGCAATATCTGTTTGCATTAGAAGCTGACGATCAAACGGTGACATAATCAACCATCTGCCATCTTCAGGAACATTCTGCTCATCGAGGGTTGCAGACATTTTAAGAATTGCTTTTAGTACATTCGCAGGTGTTGCTTGGTCAATAGGAGCTACATCTGTTCCGAGATTATATCCCGCAGATTTAGCACCCGCTGTAGCACCTTTGTTTGCCGCAGCTGCACCAGCAGTTACAAAATACTGAAAGAAAGCTTCGTTTTCGATCGAAATTTTCAATTGTTTTGCAGCATCTTCAGTAAACATGTTCATCAGATCCATGTCAGCTTGGTGCGCTAGCACGTCGTTGACCTGAACAGAGAAGTATTTACCTTTGTCGATTTGCATATCGACAGTAACTGGTACTGGAACTTCGTTAGTTAGGGTTGTACCCGCGCCAGCATAGTCATTGATTGTGATCGATGGTGCTGTACGGATTGTTATAGTATCACCCTGGTTTTTGATTTCGCCTTCCCAAGAAGTGTTAGCGATTTCAGTCATCATGGTGTTCGCATAAAATTTTGCGTTTAGTTTGTTGCTCCACAACTGTGGAATGAAAGTACCCGAGTAACTCGGATTTGTGTCGAATGAGCCTGAGCCTACGACGGGGAACACTGCAGCCATTTTGGCCTCCTATTAAGTTAGTTGGTTAGGACAGCTGCTCAACAGTTAACACGTTAACACCTTTAGGTTCTAACGCGGTTCTCCATATACGCCGCCGTCAATTCTGCTTCAAGTTTTGCCGCGTCATCGTACTTTCCTCTTGTGTTCAACGTTCTTACCTTAACCCAAGCATTATCCATATCTCTTGCAGAATAATACTTACCGTTCTGGTTTGTCGGCGTCTTCACAGAATTTGCACTCCGATTAGGCGCGACCTGTTTTTCGAGCTCTGCTTGGCGAACAGGTTTTTCAGGTTCATCTGGTGTCTCAGCAAGCGTTGATTTCCATAACTTTATATAATCTGCTATGGCTTCAGCGTCGCCAGAATCAAATGCAGCCTGAGCCTGTACTCTACGCGGGGCTCTTAACATGGGATCATGCTCATTAAGCCACGCTACCCAACGTTCGTCGCTGTCGATTTGAGCAAAATCAGGAACTAAATTTACTAGTCTCTGACTAAACCCTACTTCGCCAACTTGCTTATCAGTTCCTGCAACTTTATCTTGCAAGTCTCTAATAATTTTTTCTTGTTGCTCAAAACGACTCTCGTATTCTTGAGAAACTTCTTGCGCAACTTTTCGTTGAACGTTGAGCAGATCTTCTCCAAACTCTTCTCGATCTGCGTCGGTCACTAAACTGACTTTCTCCTTCGGCTTTGTCGGAGCTTCTTTCTTCGCAGTTACTTCCTTTCGGATGCTGCCTAGTTCATCAGTTAGCTGCTTTAGTTGTTGGTGCAGCCTTGGAACTTCGGCGTCGTACTTACCTCGTAAGGTATTGTACTTCTGCTTAAAATCGTCCTCTACGCCCGTCGGTGACGTGTCAGCTGGCTTTACTTCTGCAGGTTCAGTTTTTAATTCAGCTTCGGTTGGTTCAACTGTTTCAGTGTCCTGTTTGACCTTTTTAGCTTTAGCTTCTTTAGACTTTACTTCCTTAATATCGGAATCTTCTACAACTTCAGCTTTACTAGGGTCAGATTGGGCTTGTAACGCTTTCTCTAACGCTTCAACTTCTTTTAATTGTTTCTGTACCTGTTTAGGTAACGCCATATTTTTCTCCTTAAAGCTCCAACTCTGTTACACAGCGCCTTGAGTATGCTGCTCCCGTCTTTGGTCTGCTTCTTCGTGCTCTTACGAGCGATTAACTACTTTAGGCGACTCTTCAATCGCAGTAAGTAAATCATTAAATGCTTCGCAGCGACCTTGCAGACGGTGGATCATAACCATGTCATCTGCTTGCTGTAGCCGCGAAACGGCTTTTTGAATTTGCTCTTCTAGCAATGCTATCAAAGCAGTATTGCCTGTTTCTTTAATTTTTAACAACGCGTTAATTTGTTGTTTGTCGCAAAGATTCAAGTCAATCATAAAAAAACAATATCTCAAAAGGAATAACGTGTCAACAGATTGTCAGTTTACGATTCATCCTTTTTCTTTTTATTTAACACGCTGCCCGTTAAAATAGCGCCAAAAGATAAATGAAACAACCCGCCGCCTATTAATGTATAAGGACTATGGTGGTCTGTCATTTTCCGCATAAGCTCCATTTGCAGTTCTACATTGTTCAATGTGTTCATAGTGGCTATAAAACTTGAAATGTCTGGTCTGTTTACCCCAAACCAAATTGGCACGACGACAAAATCAAATACGCATACAAAAAGATAGACTCCCAGTGCTATTGATTGGAAGTTAATATTTCCCATCTATCAATATTTTACTGCCCGTTTGGTCTGGGGCTTATTGTATTAGATTGCCTGCCACCTTGCGGTGTACCGTCTTCTTGTAAATTTGCAGCTTCTTGCATCTGCATCTGCTGCATCATCATTTGTTGTTGCTGCGCGGCTTCTTGTTGTTTTTGGATATCTTCTCGTGAAGGAACAAGACGATCAACATTTGTATTAAGGTTGCCTGCCATATCGCGCATAAGTTCTGCAGTACCTGGCAAACCAACAATCTGTTGTGCAACTGGGCTTTCCAAAACAAGTCTGAGAAACTCATTTTTACGTACAGCTTCAGCTTCTTTAACAACAAGAGACATCGCTCCACGTGCAAGTATCTGTACATCCCCAATCAAATCAGGGTCTTCTGCGTATCGCAAGTTTCTTTGATACTGACGCTCAAGCATTGGACGTATTACGTCAAAATCAATATTACTTATAACCTGTTTAATAGATTTTCCTGCGTTACTCATTAACATAGACAGCCCTGACGATGTGCGCCCCGCACCAGGAACATGCTGCCCAGTCATATATTTAGGTATACCTGACACTTCATCTGCTAAGTTCATAAACTTATCAAACACAGTCATTAACTCCCCCGCGTTAGAATTAGGTTGGAAGAACGTCATTGGGGGCGAGGAATCATTGTAGTCAGATTGTTGGAACTGCCAGATTTTCCAAGGGTACATCTGTGTAATATCCTCGCCCGCAGGGAGTCGACTAATGTTAACACCAACCTGTGGACCTGAGGAGATGCCCATATTATTAGCAAGCGCACGAGCAGCGGCGTTGCACATATTTTGAGCGTCCATACAAAGATCGGAGACTCCGTTACCATCAAGACGGCCTGGCACTTTTTCAAATGAGGTAACGTAGTAAGGTTTACGACCGATTGGGTCATAATTAAGAACCGCACGAATGACAGTATTGTTTACCATCCACACTTCACACGGATAAGATTTTTGAGGGTCTTCTATTTCAGTTTCGTCTATTCCCCACTCTAATAATAAACTTCCTGGAACTGTATCCCACAGTTGCAATGCTGCAATAACATCAGAACTTGCATCATCCATATCTATGCTTGTAGCATCTTCATATTCATTACTATCTTGGTCAAGCCATCCCATGCCACCTGCACCAAAATCTACAAGCAAGGAACGTACAGACGCTTCATCATATCCTTCAACGCCAATCATACCTTCAACGTCTTCGCGGGTTAAGTGATGAACTTCAATAACTGGCATGTCTTGCACATTATCGCCCCAAGGACACCAGTAAAACTTAAACGGATCTACGCGCTCCCACTCATCACGAAATACTTCAACAACACCAAGTCCACCTTCCATGTACTTCATTGTTTTTCGTTTACGTGGTATCGGCCCCTTCATTATAGCGTAAGGGAACGTAGCAATATCGTTTGTAAACTCAAACAGAGCTTTGGTGTATCCACCCTCTGTCATTTGGTCTTCCATTTTTAATTCCATGCGCTCGACACGTTTTTCTGCTTCGAACTTCATAGCTCGCATAGCTGTGTCTTTCATGCCACTAGCTAATTCTTTTAGCTCCTGTGGATTAGGCTGCGGCCCACCTTCTGCGTAGTACTGCATTAAATTTTCACGCATAATATTCTGCATGGCTTGCGCAATATCAGGGGGTACTTCAGGAATAGGAGTGGCGGAAAGTGACCAAGGTTTATCTTGACCCTGTCCTAAAAGAGTATCTCTTAGCCAAGCTGTCGCTGTACGACACTTAGAACTAACGATACCCATAAATATTTCAGAACCACCTTGTTCTTTTATCTCTGCAAGTTTAGAAGGTTCGTACTCCATGTTACGTGCACGGATGCAAGCAATGAGTCTATCTTCAAGATCATCACGAAAATGATCTCTCATAATTTCCCAACGTTTGCGCGTATGCGCAGCTAGGCCCTGAACAACAGGTCTATTTTGCGTGTCGTCAGACTCGCGTTTTGCTGCCGCTTCCAAATCACTAGCACGGGCAACAGGAATTATAGCTGGGCCAAGCGTCATATCAGATTCCTATCATTAAACTGTCAACGCGTCAACAGATTATGTCCAGCCGCCAGATGAAACTTTGACAACTGATTTCCTTTGGTTCGAAAAGTTCATCGCTCCAAATACCTCACCGCCGTCAGCATGTAAACACATGTATTGAAACGCATCAGCCACATCTGACCAGGGGTGGGATTTTTCTGGCTTCTCATCTCGTACACCTTTGGTGTTTATTTTGTAACGGTACTTACCCGCTAGCGCCTGTATCAAATTTGTCGCATGGGTAGGGCAAGCAAGAAAACCATATTTACCGTCTACAATTCTAGTCATGTACTTATCTACAGCAGAAATCCTTGCAGCCACGGAATTAGTACGAGCGGGCCTTACAGTAAACCCTTCGTTTTTATATATGTCAGCTACCGTACGTTCATCCGTCTGCACGCGTTGGAACGCCGCTGGGTCAATTATTATCAGCGCCCTACGCCCAGGATACTTATTCACAAGAAGGGGCTTGAGTCGCTCTCTTACAAAGCGTAGCGCCCCCATTCCGTCAGAGATAAGACTGTCGTAGACTACCAGGCGACCGTCGTAGGCGACGTTGCCGATTACTGCAGCAGGCGTCAGCCCCGCGTCTACACCGATTATAAGAGAAGAATCTGTGAACATAGGCGTTAGCTCTGTCTTAGACACATGTACTGCCCTGTCGAACGATCTAAACACGGGTTGCCCACTTAAAGACTTACCAAACTGAGCGTGTATATACACATCAATCCAGTCTTCAGTCTTACCTTGGGCTAAGTTGTCGTAGTAATCATCAGGTAGGAACTGTGTCCAGTCTGCTTCAGGGGCTAAACCACTTGGTTGTATCGTCACATGGACGTTTTCAGGGGGTTCTGTAAGCAAATCTTCCCAATATGTGTCCATATCAGGGGGGTTTGTCATGCCCCAGAGGTGCATGTTAGGTTCTCCGTCATCTGTCTGACATCCCACCCCATTCATCATTTTATCGGGATATCGGCCTATTCTACCCTGTGCAGCGTTATAAATGTCGGGGTGTATCTCTCTAAACTCGTCAAATACGAAGAAACTAGCCTGTAAAGACAGCAATCTACGTACGTCGTTGGCGTCGTCGAGGCCCCTAAACAGCACTTCGCACTCAATATCGCCTACTTTTAGCAGGAATTTGTACTCAGTTTTAAGAAAACTACCCATAACTCCGTCTGGAATCCACTTTAGGAAGTCAGGAATGGACGTATCGCGCAGCTGTTCTCGCGTATTTCGCACCCAAATCGCTCTGGAACGTCTAATTCCGTCCTTACATGGGGCCATTAACGCTGCATGGTGTAAGATTTTCATTATTCCAGCTGTAGTTTTCGTCGATCCTACGGGGCCCACCGCCAACGAAATAAATTTTTTGCTGTAAAAGAAGTCATCGAGGCTTTCTATAACCTCGAAATTAATTTCATGCATCATCTGGAATAGGTTGCCCTTCTATCGTGATCGCATCGTCTTGGTCTTTGGCTCTTGTAATGTTGATTACAACTTGCGGGCCCTGCCCAGAGACATCTGCCTTGGTGTCAGGTTCTAGTCGGCCCATTTTATTAAGCATTTTTTGAAATTCTATACGCGCAGT